TGTTAAAAAAGGTAGGTGATTAAAATTACACAATTTAGTCATAGTAGAGTGGAATGTTTCAAGAATTGTCAATATAAGTACAAACTCAAATATATAGATACGCTTAAAACTATTCCAGACCAGGCACCGGATAATGCTCTTTATGTTGGTACCGCACTTCATAAAGGTGCTGAAATTAATGTTAAAAAGGCTATACAAGAGTATTTTGATAATTACTATGTAATAAATGACTTAATAATAAATGAAGCCATAAAGCTTAAGATATTAATACCTAAACTTAAAAATATTTTAAAAGATATTAATATCTATGCTCAGGAATATAAAGTGCTAACTTCAAAGTTCATTGGATTCTTAGATTTAATAACTAAGAATGATGATGGTACTGTAGATATATTTGACTTTAAATATAGTAATAATATTCAAAATTATTTGGAAAGTGACCAGCTTCATGTATATAAATATTTCTTGGAGAAAAAAGGTTTTAGGGTTAGAAAGCTTGGATTTATATTTATTCCCAAAACAAATATAAGACAAAAACAGGATGAAGATTTATATAAATTCAGGAAAAGACTTATTGAAATAGTTAAAAAATCAGAAATTCAAATAATTGAAGTACCATATGACCCTAATAAAGTTATTGAGTTCTTTGACAATGCTATAGATATTCATGAAGTATCTGAATATAAGAAAAATCCAACACGCTTATGTGATTGGTGTGAATATAAAAATTTATGTTTAAAAGGAGAAGATTATATGTTATTACCTAAAAATCAAAGAAGAGAAAAGAAAATAGATACTAATCCGGATATGTGGATTTATGCTGAGAGCTATGTTGGAAAGTCAACTTTTGTGGATCAACTTGACAATCTGCTATTTCTAAATACTGATGGAAACACAGATAATACTACAAGTCCGGTAATTCGTATAGCAGATGAAGTAAAAATCGAAGGAAGACTTACAAAAAGAAAATTTGCTTGGGAAGTATTTTTAGAGACTATAGCAGAGCTTGAGAAAAAGCAAAATGATTTTAAGAGGGTGGCTCTTGACTTAGTAGAGGACTTATACGAGTATTGCAGGCTTTATATGTATGACAAATTGGGAATCGAACATGAGCAGGATGCTGGATACGGTAAAGGGTGGGATATGGTGAGAACTGAATTTCTTAGTACTATTAAAAGACTCAAGAATTTAGGATACCAAATAATTTATATATCAAAAGAAGTCACCTCGGAAATTAGTCTTAAGAATGGTTCTAAGTTAACTACTATATCTCCTAATATAAATGCTAAAGTTGCCAATGTACTGGCTGGAACAGTAGATTTAACAGTTAGAGCTTACATGGATGGTGAGAGTAGATACTTACAGCTTGAGAAGAAAGAGAACATATTTGGTGGTGGAAGATTTAATTTCTTAGTAGATAAAATACCTCTTAATAAAGATGAATTCATCAAGGCTCTGGAAGATGCTCAAAGTAAGACGATCGTTAAAAAAGAGGAAAAGCCAAAGAGACAGCATAAAACACCTGATGTAGAGCCAGATAATGATAAAGTTATTGACTTACCAAAAAAAGAAGACACTGCTTCTGAAGCTAATACTAAAAAATTAGATGAAACTACTGACAAGCCTTCCGAAGAAAAGCCTAAGAGAAGACGTAGAAGTAGAAAAACTGAATAAAAATATTAAAAATTTTATGGAGGGTTATAAATGAGTAATATTTGGGATAAATTCGATAAAGAAATAGATGTTGATGGACTGGCAAGGGATGCGAAGGAAGCTGCTGAAAATGGAGGGAATTTTAAAGAAGTTCCTCATGGCCAATATGAAGTTAAGGTTGATAAGATGGAACTTAAAGAGAGTAAGACAGGTAAACCAATGCTTTCTATATGGTTCAAAATACTTAATGGAGAATATGAAAATTCATTGATATTCTACAATCAAGTTTTGAGTACAGGCTTTGGACTTCACAATGCCAATGAGTTCTTAAGGTCACTTGATAGTGGTATTGATATTGAATTTAAGAATTTTAAACAGTATAATGACCTAATTCTCGATGTGCACGAAGCTATAGATGGTAATACTGAATATGCCCTTGATTATAGTGAAGGTAAAAATGGATTTAGTAATTATAAAATAACTGATGTTTTTGATGCTGAATAATTGAGGGATGGAGGGAGCTTAAAAGCTCCTTCTTAAATATGAAAGCAGGTGATTATTATTCTTTTTTATGACTTTGAAGTATTCAAATATGATTGGTTAGTGGTAATTATGGATACAGATACTCATAAAACCAATGTAATAATAAATAATCCAGAAGAATTAAAAAACTTCTATGAAAATAACAAGCTAAATATCTGGTGTGGATATAACAGTAGAGGCTATGACCAATATATTTTAAAAGGAATTTTATGTGAGTTTGATCCAAAAGAAATTAATGATTGGATAATAGTTAAACATAAAATGGGATGGCAATATTCTTCACTTTTTAATCGGATACAATTATTCAATTATGATGTTATGACCAATAGAACTCAATCATTGAAGCAGCTGGAGGGATTTTTAGGAAACAATATCAAAGAGACAAGTGTTCCATTTAATATAGATAGAAAATTAACTAGATCAGAAATACAGGAAACCGTTAAATACTGTAAATCTGATGTTGAAAATACAATGAATGTATTTATTCAAAGGAAGGAGGAATTCAGTTCTCATATGTCACTTATAAAAGCTTTTAAATTACCATTGAAATATATAAATAAAACTAAACCGCAGCTATCAGCAATAATACTTGGAGCATCAAAACGTGAACATGATGATGAATTTGAAATTACTATTCCTGATATCCTAAAGATAGGATCTAAATATCAATATATAATTGACTGGTACAAGAATCCACTTAACAGAGATTACACAAAGAAATTAAATACGGAAGTTGCTGGAGTACCTCATATTTTTGCCTGGGGTGGCTTACATGGAGCAATAGAAAAATATAGTGGAGAAGGATTATATATAAATTGTGATGTGGCAAGTCTATATCCATCTATCATGATTGAATATGGTTATTTAAGTAGAAATGTATCTGAACCAAAAAAATACGCTGAAATAAGGGCCACAAGACTTAAATTGAAGAAAGAAAAAAATCCAATGCAGGCGCCATATAAAATAGTTTTAAATAGTACCTATGGAGCCATGAAGGATAAATATAACCAATTATACGATCCTTTAATGGCAAATAACGTATGTATAACAGGGCAGCTCTTATTATTGGACCTTATAGAAAAATTGGAACCATATTGTAAGCTTATACAGAGTAATACGGATGGTTTGTTTTTAAAAATTGACGATGAAGATATCTTTGAAAAAATAAAATCCATAGCCCGTGAATGGGAAGTCAGGACAAGACTTACTTTGGAATGGGATACTTTTAAAAAGATATTCCAGAAAGATGTAAATAACTACATTGTAATTCATGAAGATGGTAGTTATAAAAGTAAAGGTGCTTATGTTAAAAAATTAGGTACTCTTGATTATGATTTACCTATAGTAAATAAAGCTTTAATTAATTATTTTATAAAAGATATTCCTGTGGAAGAGACAATAAATAATTGTGATGATTTATTAGAATTTCAAAAAGTAGTTAAAGCATCAAGTAAATATAAATGTGCAATGTACGGAGATAAAATTTTAAACGAAAGGTGTCTTAGGGTATTTGCTTCAAGGTCCAGGCGCGATAAAGGTGTTTTTAAATTAAAAGCAAAGGGTAAGAATCCGGAGAAGTTTGCGAATACCCCTGAAAGGTGTTTTATAGTTAACGGTTATATTAATAATGCTGAGATGCCAAGAAAATTGGACCGTAAATGGTATATAGAAGCTGCACTTAAAAGATTAAATGATTTTGGGATAAATAACTAAAAAAAGAGTGGTGAAATAACTTGTTTAAAGGATATATACCTACAGGCGGTAAAGATGGCAAAGTACCTCAAGAGGAATATAAAAATCGGACAAAATTTTATAATTTAGATGAAGTAGAGAAATTAGATAGTTATGGAGGTGTATTAGCAGATAATCTGATTCAGATTGATGTAGATAGTGAAGAAGAATCTGAAATATTATTAAAAATAATAAAAGATTTAGATATTCAATGCAGCATATTAAAAACTGATAGAGGTAAGCATTTTTATTTCATTAATCCAGGTATAGATCGCAGAAAGCAGGGTTATTATACGCCACTTGGAATAAAAATTGACATTGGATTAGGACTGCAAAATGCTGTAATACCTCTTAAGTTAAAACGAAAGAAACGTAAATTCCAAAGAAAATGTGATGAATTTCAAGAACTGCCTAAATGGTTGAATCCTCTTACTAAAAAACCAATTGATTTTACAGATATGAAGGAAGGGGACGGCCGAAATCAAACATTATTTAATTACATTCTTACTCTACAATCGAGCGGTTTTGGAAAAGAAGAAATAAGAGAAACCATAAAAATTATAAATAAATATATTCTTCAGGAGCCATTACCAGAACGAGAAATTGAAACAATACTTAGAGATGAAGCTTTTTTAAAACAGAGTTTTTATAAAAAGGGAAAGCTTCAATATGAAGAATTAGCTAAATATCTAAGAGATAACGAGAAAATTATAAAAATAAATGATATGCTGCACATTTTGAAAGATAATGTTTATACCAGTGATACAAAACAGATTGAAAAGGTAATGCTTAAATATATTAAAAATTCTACTAATGCAATTAGAACTGAGGTGTTAAGATATTTGGATTTATTGTGTCAGGAAACAAAGATGTCCAATCCCAAATATATTTTAGTTGAAAATGGAA